AAGTCGTTCTTTGCGGTTGGATTACCATTCTTGTCAAGGATGGTAGGAACTTCCATCACTGAAGGAAGATTGCAAGTATTCTTACCGTCATTTCTTGAAGTTGGGTCAAAAGTGATAGTACGTCTTTGGACGCCTCTTTCGCTTTTCATTTCAAGATAACCGAGCAAATCCAGTTCAGTAACGATAGAGTTGTAGGATTTTTCACGCAAGGCAGGGATAAACACCGTATCATCACCTTCTTTTCTTGTGTCGCGATGGGCAACGAAAATGATGTGCTTGTTAAGCCCCGAAAGTGTTCGTGTCATCCATGAAAACTCTGCATTGATACCGCTCCAATCACGGATGGACGGCTGGCGGGTTCCACACTTGTGAGTAATGATGAAGTCCATCATCTTGCCGATGGTATCTACTACAATGGTCTGATAAGCGGACAAGTCCTCTTGAAGAACTTGCTGAACATCGCTCCATGAAGTGACCTGTACCGTGTCTATATTCTCCAAGTGCGCCATGTTCATGCGCTTCACGCCGTTATCGAAGTCCAACAGCAGCGGTTTCGGTGCGCTCAATGCTACCGTACTCTTTCCCATTCCGGCTTGACCGTAAATCATCATCTTCACGGTGGTCGGGATAACTAATTCATTACTTTTCTTAATCAGTGACATAATCGTAAATTTTATAGGGTTATTTGTTCAGATATTTACTCATTTTAAAAGCATTAATAGCGGATTGTATCTCGAACTTGGAATATATGATAGGAGAATTTCTGGATGAGCCTTTTCTTTTCTTATGCACCAATCCTTCTTTCTCTAACTTTTCCAAAAAGTTAGGTTCATACCCAAGTGTCTTTAACCATCTGAACGCTTCTCTTTGCTTGATTTCATCAGATACAGGAGACCGTTTCTTCTCACTGGCAGCTGCACCAAGCTCCGCCATGTCCATGCAGATATTTTTAAATTCAAATAATTCAAGTCTTACCTCCATACCGTCCAGTTCTTTCAATTCGTTCAACTCTCGTTCTTCGTCCCCTTCTCATATCGCCCTGTTCGTGATAGAGCGAAAAAGAAAAGATGCACAACAGGCAGAAAGCAACAGCCGACCTAATAGTAGGTGAAAAGTCCATCGTGAACTTCATACCAGCTATTCTCTCATATAGCATGGTTGCCAGTTCTCTGCCGTTCCTTACGTTCAAAATCTCAAAAGCTCTTTGCAGTTGGTTGTTTATCGTGCTGACCGCTCGGCATTTGAGGTTTGCAATTTCTTTTTTCTCATACCCTTGTGCATACATTCGTGCCGTAATCTCGCATTCAGGTGTAAGTTCATTAAAAACTCTCTTCATAATCGTGTAAGTCAGCTGATTAATAATTGCGAATAACCTCAATATATCCGGCTTCCCTGTTAGTGTCCACCGAATACAAAGTTTGCTTCTTGTCTATTATCCGATCAATCCTTGCCAGCCTGTTAAGATCAGCGGTACACCTGCGAAGCTGTCCGGCAAGTTTGTCGCTAAAGTCAAAGCTGATTCTGTCATTCTTCTTTTTCAGCTTTTTCTTAATTTCTGTTCTTTCTTTCAGTTCTTTTGCCATAAGAGTAAAATTTAATTAATGATTCGTGGATGGTAAGGGAATCGAACCCCTCTCAATCGTGCCAATTGTTTGCGCAATACGAAGCTCTAACCGATAAGCTAACCATCCTTTTTTAAAAAAGGTGCACTATCCTCACGGACGGCACACCCAGTACAAACACAATATAAAACACGAATATCTAATCTATTATCAGAACAATGCTTTTAACCGCATTTTTGAAATGATCAAACTTCTGTTTCAAATCACTCCAAGATTTATACCATGTATTTTTCTCTTCAGCTAATTTCTCGTTAGCCTCTTCCAGTTCCTGCACACGCCTTACTAAATCTTCATGCGTCATGCCTCTTAATTCTTCCACTGTCATAATCGTATAAATTTAAAATGTCGTTAAAAAGGTAGGAGTCGAACCTACTTCTTGTAAGCTAAATGAATATATAAATTAGAATATAAGTTAATACCAACAATTAATCGCTTACACGCATTCCAACAATGCTACTTCATAAATTACCGCCCAGCTGGTTTACAAGGTGATTGTGCACTCATCCCCATGCGCCTTGTGCCGGATTATAGGACTACCTTTTAGCGGTCTGTTTTAAGTTCTCTATAAGTTATTCTCATGAGCGACACACACCCTACACATATAACACTCATTATAGTGATAGAGAATATTTTCATAGGACTGTAAGTAGTAATAGCCCCGTAAAGCATACCGGCAGCACATATACTAACCAATATAGATAAAACGAATTGGATTGTTTTCATAATCGTATAAATTTAAATAAGTATCTGTACCCTAATCGAATAGCAGAACCTTATTTCAGTTCAGTACAGACTATAAGACCTTTCAGCGATACTTGTGCCTAACCAAGCATACTCACCACGCTAAAGACAAATTGGCGTGCTGAAAGTAAAAATCATTTCAACTTCGTGGCTTTACCACCATCAGACATATACAACCATTCGCCCATTGTCGGCTTATCCTCGGTTGCTATCGGTGTCAATTCCGTTCCACTTGCACCCACCACTATCCACCATCACTGGCTTCGCTTACGTGCCTTCGCAGAAATATATCTTTTTATCGTATCAATATGTCAAAGAACCAATCAATAGTACCCTACCCGATTCTCGCTATCGGTTGCCGTTCAATCCGTCTGTAGGGCTGTCGTGCGTTGCATAATCGTGTATTATGCGTATCGGCTGATACCTTGTACCCGGCATAGAGCATCGTAGTCCATGCCATCATCTTCACAAGTTTCAAAACCTTTTAAGGCATCTTCCAAACTGTCTATCTCATCCGTTATCAACTGGATAGCTTCTTTTTTGCTATCAGCATTGAACATCAGGCAGACAGCCTCTTCATCATTGTTATGGGCAGCCTCTAAATCTTTATAAAGGCTATCCAACTGCTGGTTAATCGTGTAAGCATTCATATCCATATCTTTTATGCGATTGACATCAGATTAGCTTTTTTGAAGCATCTGAATTCTTGGCGTTCAGTATCATAGTAAGTCTGGACGGTATCATTCTTCTTTCTATTGTCAGTACCAGTGATGGCAGGCATCAGCTTTTCATTTAGTGTACCGTATGCCTCACGAACAGAACCGTCCACTTTTTTGAAGTAGAACTTCACTATCTTCTTCTTCATCTCACCTTTCAGTTTCAAATTAGCCCAAGCGACCTTCATTGCTTCGCTCATGGTGTAGCCATTACGCTTAACG